ACCACAGGGACATTAGGAGTATTAATTGTTGGAGCGTTAATGATATAAGTTCTGACTGGTTCAATCCCAATAGAATTGACTCCTATTCTTGGTATTTCTGTCAAAACCTAGGCATAGACATCTTAGGTTTAGCAGTAGGAAGTACAGGGCCAGATAATCCAGGCATCTTTAACGATCCAGTGACCTGTTCGATCATCTGCTTCTTTAACTTCTCTTGATTCTCTTCATTAGTAATCCATAAATAACCAAACACCCCGCCACCAGTGATTGCTGCTACAAGCACAAAAGAGATTACACTGATAATGTTCAGAATTTTTTGCATGGTAAAAGAAGCTATTTTAAAAGCTATTGCTCATACTACCCTAATCGTTTTTATGGGTTTAGTCGCTTTGCTGCCGTTGCATTTGTTACTTCAGCAGCAAGTAGAACTAAATCAACTTAAGACCAAGGCTTACCAACAGCAGTTGTTGCAGTAGCAAGAGCAGCATCAATCGCAGCTTCTACAGCAGCAACACCATCAGAACCTAAAGCAGTTTTGACCCATCCAATGCAAACGGAATCACTAAGGCTGTCATAAGCAACAAAGTCAGAAGGAAGACTAGAAGGCTTAGTAAGATTCACTTCACCTGTTTGTCTTGAATCAGGTGCTTCTGTGTTGTCAGAATCATCAATCGCTTTAACACGATAGATCACCTTATTCACATGACCATCGGATAGGTCACGTTCCAAGGTGTTGACTTGCCAGACTTTGTTGATTGCCATTGGTCAAATGTTTTAGGGATAGTTTAGTCGTTTTCAGCGACTTGTTCTTTCAATAATTCTACTCTTGCTTGTTTCTTGATGATCACTTGAGCTTTATCTTGTTGAGTTTGAGCCCCAACGTTATACTCTTCAACTAAAGCTTTTAAGTCTGCTTCTTCAGTAACAAGGCGTTCTTGAGGGGTCGGCATAAAAAGTCCGTATGTTTTTACAATATAAATTTAATCGTATCAACTGACAAGTTCGGTTGATTAGCCGGGTTTTGGGTATTTAGCTTTAACAGGATCAACTATATCTGTCTTCCATTTATCTATACCGTTATGATAAATGTAATCAAGTTGAGTACGTATATCTGGATATTCTTTATATCTTTGTTCTATATATGCAAGCTTATCTAATTCAACTCTAGCTGCATCAACTAAAGATTGGTCTATCGTTACAGCTTTTCCATCTGCGTCAACGATAGCCTCAGTGCCGTCATCAATCATAAACACATTTGGATATGCTTTTCTTATTGCTGGATGATCGTAATTTGCCATAGTTTTAAGGGATCATTTCAAAAACTTGTAAGGATGAAAAAGACCTAGTGGAGTCTCTTGAAGTGTCATTGTTTGAGGTATCACCTCTATTGACCCAAAAAGTACCGGCGTTAGTAGAACCTCCGATGGTAAAAGCAATACTACTAGTAGTTCCCGGTGTATATATACCAACTAAAGGCCATGTATGTGCTTCATATGTATTATCTTGGCTTCCTCTTGATGTTGACCTTAGTCTACTACCATCAGCAGCTCCTCTTAAAGAATCGATTGGACTACCGCCAGCTTGAAGAGTCATAATAACAGACGTTCCATTGCCGCAACCTACTGTCACTTGTCCTACAATATAGAAATAATTACCTGAATCTTGTGCTGCCATATTTACAGTTAAACCACTTATAGTCGTTAAACTTGAGCTAGCTGAAAAAGATTGTGTGTCTGTTTTTGTATCATAATTCCAACTTAAAAATGGCTTAGTAACCGTTCCTTCTGGATAAATAATCGCCATTACGCTACCTCCGTAAGATTGAATTTGTATTTTTTGCCATTGCGTTTATTCACTAGATAAAGGTCTTCAGCTCCTTCTTGTATTGTAAAGCTTCCCCACGTTCCATCAACATCATTAGAACTTCCTTCATTAGATAAGTGAAGGTCATTTGTGTATATATTTCTTACTCTGTATGACGATGTACCAATGTCGTATGTGTTATTAATTGCTGGTTGAAAATGACCAGACGAATCTATTAGCCATCTGTTATTGCCATCTGAATGTCTAAAAATAATGCCATTAGATCCACTTTGAATGTATAGCCAATTACTGTGATGTTGAATTTTTGTAGATTCTCCAGTCCAATTACCATTGGAGAACCTTAAGTCCTTATTTGAATTTATGTAGAAGCCACTTGAAGTGGTTTGACATGTACTAGTACCGTCATAGTAAAGCTCTACTCTATCATCTGCATAGCAATAAATAGCACCTTGGTTTGCATGTCCTACATAGAGATAAATACTACCGTTTCCTGCAGGATTATCAGCAGCTATATCCAAGTGTCCACTGGTATTATGCTTTATCCATGAATAATCACTACCACTAAAATCACCGTTTGAATCTCCATCAAAATAGATTGCAGCACCACCAGCATTAGTTGAACCTATATGTAAAGCCCTTTCACCTGATCCTTCAATAAAACCAGCACCTTGACGCAAGTTACCAGTAACGTTTACACCCGAACTATTGGTAGCAAGCTTCGTTGAATTATTATATTTTAAAGTAATACCGCCGTTATGTACTGCTTCTAATAAAGTATCATTGTCACCATCTAATATGTATAAGTGACTATTAGTTTTAAGATATAAAGAACCCGTACCCGAATCATTAATCCACGAGTTATTTCCATCATGATAGATTTTTAGATCATCTCCACTTCCGAGAATTAATTCTTTTGAATCCGCTAACTTTACTGACTCTACGTTATATAATGCTCGACCACTATTTATAACATTAGTACCACCAATTTGGAGATTCCCTGATGATATATTTGTAGTGCTAGTTATTTCTAGAGCTCCAGTTACTTTCGCTCCTCCACTAAGGGTTTCAACCTTTGTTGTGCCGTCATATTTCAGTGAGCTAGCCCCATCTGCGGCTGCTTTAAATAACCATTCACTCCCATCAGCGTTATAAACAGCAAATTCATTAGTGAATAATCTTAAAGCTCCCGTACCAGCGTCTTTTATATAAGAATTGGAGCCGTCGTGATACAGTTTTAAATCCCCATAAGTTGCATTACCGATTCTTAATACACCATTGTCGGGAATATAAATATCTCTACCCATATATAAATCTCTCCAACGACTAGCCGCATCTCCTAAGTCATAGGTATTGTTATGGAATGGTTTTGAATGTCCTACTACAGCTAACTGTCCATTAATGTAAACGCCCGAACTATAAGTCTCCAGCTTATTTGAGTTGTCGTAATAGAGTTTGACGGCCGCATCATGGTCACAGGAAAAATGAGTATCTCCTGCACTACTATCTTGAAATAAAATATTATTGGAATATAACCTTAACTGTCCTGCATCAAAGGTATTGTAAATGACGCTATTTGCTCCATCATGATAGATCTGTAGATCTGAACTAGTTCCCAACCGTATGGTCTTGCTGTCCGACATATCTAAATGACCATGAATTGATACTCCAGCACTCGTCGTCTCGAACTTCTTACTATTATCGTAAAAAAGTTCTACCATTGAGTTATTAGCAGCTGTCAGAAAATGCTCATTATTAGCGTTATTCCGTAATTTAATTGAATCACTTACTAGGATTAATCCACCCGCATTTGAGTTGTAAACTCTACTTTCACCTGTAGAAGAATTATGGAATAGCTGTAAGTCTCCAGAATTACCTAAACGTACTTCACCGTCATCCTCTAGATAGAGATGTCCTCCGCTTTGTATATCTACATTTCCAAAAGGTTGGATACCTGTCGAATTGGTTTGGAGCTTCTTTGAGTTGTCGTAATAGAGAGATACTCCTGCATCTTTATCTGCTCTGAGATAAAGCTCATTACTGGTGTCAGATTCTAGTTTTATTGCATCTCCTACAAGTTTTAGGAAACCAGAAGCAAGATCATGTTTTACATATGAATCCGTTCCATCATGATAGATTTCTAGATCATCTGAAGCACCCAGCTTTAACTTTTTAGAATCATTCTTTATATAAAGATCACCTGTTGTAAATAAGTCTCCATCATTTTGTAAAGTTAATTTATCAACGTATGAACCCGAAGTATTATTCGCAATGGTTAAATCATTATCATCTTGATTTGAATTAATTCTCCAACCATCACCATTGTCATCACCCTCATCAGCTATTAAATATAATCCAGCACTTATCCCTTCAGTACCGATAACTGTTAAATCTGCACCAGTAACTTTAGATCCTGTTGAAGTTGTCTCAAACTTCTTACTATTGTCGTAATATAATTCTGACGCACCGTCAGCTCGAAGAACAAGTCCTTCTTCATCAGTTTTTGGTCTTAAAATTAAATTCCCAGTTGAGTTTTCAATAAAACTATTTGAACCGTTATGCCTGAGAATCATGTCATTCCCAGTCCCGAAGCGAACATTCACATCATCGTTGAAATCTATACCTGACGCACCACCAATTGTTCCACTACCACCAATTTCCTTAACCGTTCCAGAATCATTGACATAAAGTTTCTTAGCTGAGGTGTCAATTGCAACCTCACCGTTGGAAATATCACTCGTTGATGGAGTACTAGTTCCTCTCTTTAACTTGATTGTGTTAGCCATTAGAAGTCCCTCCTATTTGTAATTTTAGTTAGAAGGTTCCTCCATCAAGATCGAAACCTGAAACCGATCCATTCTCTAAGAATGTAACCAGATCAGACAAAGCAACCTGAACCATTGTTCCTGCATCATTAACGACTAAACGATCAGCAGCAGCAAGAGTTGTTGAAGTTGCAGATGTATCACCATCAACAATATTTAATTCGGCTGCTGTAGCAGTACAGCCATCAAGCATATTTATTTCTGCTGCTGTAGCTGTAACTCCATCAAGAATATTTAGTTCACTAACAGTTGAAGTAATACCATCTAAAGCATTTAATTCTGCGGCTGTAGCTGTTACACCATCGAGGATGTTCAACTCAGCAACAGTTGAAGTAATGCCATCTAAAACATTTAACTCAGCAACAGTTGATGTAATTCCATCAAGTGCATTTATTTCTGCTGCCGTTGCTGTTAAACCTAAATTTGTTAAGGCTCCTGCTGCTGTACTTGCACCCGTTCCACCATGAGCAACAGCTACATCAGTTGCAGCCCAAACACCTGTCCCGATTGTTCCAACAGAAGTTAAAGAACTACCTACAACAGTTGAACCTAATCCAGTCTTCGTGACAACATCAACTCCATCAATTCTGTACTTAAGACCTGAACCTGCGGCTTCAATACTTTGGTTTGAAGTCCAGCAATCTGTAGCGTTTAACCAATTCCAAGTCTTATCCCCATCACCTGAATCAATTGTTAGTCCACCACCATCAGCCGCCGCATCATTAGCTGCACCTTTAGCAAGCTCTAAGTTCTTATCAGCAATTGTTGTTGTGGTGCTGTTAACGGTAGTGGTCGTACCAGAGACAGTTAAGTTTCCACTTACAATTAAATTCTGAGCACAAGTAAATGTCGGGACGGTTGCACTACTTAGATCAACTGTTCCTGTATATGTTTTGTTACCTGAAACTGTTTGGTTCGTTGAAATAGTGTTGTAATATCCATCTCCACCAACTGCTTCAATAGCTGTAGCCGAACCACCAGCACCACCTGTACCTGTTCCGTAGTACAGAATATTGGTGCCTTCTGCATAGGCTAATTCTGCATTCTCAAGACTGGTAGGTGCTGAACTTCCAGTGCTTCGTTTGATTCTGATCGTATTAGCCACTAGAAGTTACCTCCGTCTGTGAGTGTGCTGGCTGTCCATGTACTATCTGCCTTATAAGAGCCAGAAGCACTGTCATAATAAATTATACTTTTATTTACCTTATTTGTATCAGTAAGACCAACTCCACTTGTCGAAAACGCTGGTCCTTGTGGTCCTGCTGTTGCAACCTCTATGACTGAACTATTGTCTTCATCAATAGTTACAGTGTTTTTGCTGGTTGTGATATTGACTGTGGTCATGCAGTGTATCCTTCATCCATATAAATAGTACCTTCTATCCAGTATTCATGCAGTCCAGCAGGATTAGTTAAACGTACATCGTATTTATATTCGTCAGCCGTAAACCCTGTTGTTTGCGTATCTGTTAGCTTCCAATCAAATGATCCACCTGTCTGATTTGTGTATGTACAAGTAACATCAGCAGCCTTTGTAGTGCGTCCAGAATCCCAAATCTGTGAAGCAATTGTATAGCCTGAGAGATTAACGGCACTCCCTCCCGAATCTTTTAACGTGACAGAAACAGTGTGATCCGACCTTCGTTGGATCGTCATATCATACGTGCCAGGTGCAACAGCCATGATTAACTATATGGACTTGTCCCTAGAATAGCTGTATTCCATTGACTTTTTAAAGCATCTGTATCAGAAGCAGAAGCAATTGCTGAATCTGCTGGTGCGTCTCTCAATGCTTGTTTCTTGCTAACGATTGTAGAAGTATCAGAACCAGCCTCTTGTGCTTTCTGATATTCAACATCTAACTCTTGCAGTTTTGATCCTCTTGCATCACGTATGTTTGTTTTATGCAACTCTCTGGCCTTAGCCATGTCAACACCGAATCCCATAATTAGTTACTCCGTATAAGTCCAAGCATTCCGAAATGATCGGTCTGTAGGGACATCTGATTTATCAATAATATAAGAAGTTACACCATCAGGGATGGCTTTTTTCTTTGCATCATCAATATCACCTCCTGTTGGATAAGTAATATTAAGCCCTCCGCTTTCTGGGTCTGTCCAAACAATAACTTTCGTAGTGAACTCAGCCATAATTAAACACCAAAGGCAACAACGGAAATGTAATCAACATCTTGCATAAGTCTGTTGACAGTATGATAAACAGCAACTCTCGAAGTACCAGTAGCAGGGGCTGTTGTCATTGCAGTTTCATAGTGGGTTTGTAACGATCCATTTGTATGAATCTGAATGCAGGTATGACTTCCATTAACTGAGCCATTAGCATTGCAACTCGCTACAACTGCATAACCAGTAGCACTAGAAAAATCATTATTCCAGTTCACTGTATAATCTCCTGTTCCATGATCCGTAATACTGCTGACATTGAAACTAGCTCGATCTCCAAAGGCAACATCATGTCCTCCACTGAAAGTAGTCCAACCGCCCGCAAATTGACCAATCTCTACTCCAGAAGAGTTTTGAATTGTGGGTGCGCCTGATCCACTCCTATTTTTAACAGTACTTACAACAACAGTACTCATGGTTTAAGATTATCTGTTTTTACTTTAGCAATAACCATGTCAAATTACTGAACTACAGTCCAAGTTGATCCTGATCCTACGTTAACGTTTCCCGTTACTGTGATTGGCCCAAAAGTACCCGCATTTGTATTGTCGGGAATGTCATAATCATGCGTCACCTCTTTTCCATTTTCCCAAAACATAGCATTTAAGCCATTATTACCTCCTGTTGCTCCTGTTCCCGCACCAACATTTCGCCAAGTACCATTCGTATAAGCTTCAACTTCGTGAGTACTGCTGTTATAACGTATATCTCCATTGGTTGCACTTCCTGGCCTTTGGGCCGTAGAGCCTGACGGCAACTGAATCGAACCCGTTGAGCTAAAAATAACTTCACCTGTAAAAGTACATCCAGCTAATAAAGCAAGACCTAAGTTTGTCGCATTAGTTGAACCAATGGTGATCCAGCCGTTGTTAGCTGCGTTCCTCATCTTCAGGAGATTATTGGAAGTATCTGCCCACAACATGTAAGCCTGAGTCGTTGAAGGTTCAGTCGAATTAGAATTGTTTGAAATGATCGCAGCGAGAGCTAAATTGATGTCTCCACGGACGGCCTCACCCGCAGCATTTGAGATTACATAGTCGTGAATTGAAATTTTCCTACCTCCAATTTATTAGTATTCTAAGCCCCTCGACCATATCCTACCGCAGTCCAAGTGAAATTCTTGTTAATCGCTGCCGCTGAAGAGTTTCTAATCGTGATAGTAAATTGAGATCCCGTTACTGTTCCCATGTCGATGTAATCACCAGTAGATAAACCAAAAACATTAACAGCGACACTAGGAAGATAAGCTGTTGTACTTCCTCCTAAATCTGAAGTTCCTGTCCAGAAAGGCTTCGTAAATGAAATTGTTTTTGCTCCTGCACCACTAGCAATTAATCCTGTACTCTGTTCACTTCTAACATCAAATCTTGCTTCATAACCTAACCTATCTACCAGAATATTCTCAGTCGGATCAGTACTTGTAAGGTCTGATTTAAATTGAAAAGCTCTACCGCTAAATGTTCCGTTTTTCAGGATGACCCACGGACCCCAATCAGGAGAACTACTTGGATTGTCGTCAGTTGCACGGATAGATAAAGTAGCATTTACACCATCAATAAGATCTCCATCTGCATCTTTTTTATCCCAATCAGTTCTGTCATCTACCAGACCCCACGAATCTATTTCGTCGCTTGGTCTGTTGCCTCTTGCGACAAAGTACCTTTTAATATCTAAAGGAAAGACACCTCCAATATCCAACGTACCCGCAAATTGATATGAGCCAGAACTATTAACGTCCCCACCACTCGAAGTTAGTCGTAGAGCATCATTACCAGAATCATATTCTGTATTTGTATGAGCCCCTATAAATGGTGTCGGACTAATTTGGTCTTCTCTTTGATACTTAACTAACAAAGTTTCTGCTTTTAATGCAGGTGTTTGAACAACAATACTAGCTGCATTTACACTAAATTTACCCGCCGAATCCATGAATTTTGCAAGTATTTCTCCAGCAAGTTTGGGGATAACCACTTCTGTCGCAATACCCGAAACAGAATTAATCAAGTCAACACTATTACTCCAGGTACCCGTTCCATCAGCCAAACCTGAATGTCTAATATAAACACTTCCTCCTACTTTTACATCAAGATCAGTTGCTTGATCCCATCTTAATCTTCCTGAATTTGGGCTTATATCTTCAAACGTTAGATTAGTAACATCGACTGGAGGAGCACTTTTACCTTGAACATCATAATCTTCTTCAACAATAGGGCTCAAGAAACCCAAGTGATTTGATGCCTGAATTTCTACTTTTAGTCTCCCCGCTTTTAAACTATCGATCCGAAGAGAAGAATCCCTAGTTGTTGCTTCAAGCCAGTTATTATCATTTAACTGATAATTAACTCTATATAAACTAGCTGCGTCGGATGAACTCCAATCCACTTCGACTGCTGTTTTTACATTTGTGCCATCTTGATATAAATGTTCGTCAAATTTAATGTTTTCAACCGCAGAAGGAACTGCACTTAAATTACTAATATCAGGGATAGAAAGTTCTTGATCTCTATCAACTGCATCATAAATAGAACTGTTATGAATAAGGGCAGTGACACCGTAAGCTCCGTCACCCTTTTCAGCTATACTTATCACCCTAAATTGTTGGTATTTAATATCATCTGTTTCTATCATCCAAACACCTTGTACTTGAGGTGTTTCTGATAATGCACTTGCAAGTGTTATCTGTTTTCCCACAATGCTAGTTACATTTTTCTTTTCAACTAAACCAGAAGGAAGAAGAACAGAACAAATAGGATTATCCCACGCACCACTTAAATCAGAATCACTATCGACATTAAAGACAGTAGTAGAAGTAACAGATGAGATCCTTCCTCCTCTTCTTTTTCCACTTTTTACTGGATCTGCGATGTCTATTATCATCCCCGGAGATAATATTATTCCACTATCTATTGCAACGCCGAAAGTAACAGTTTCAGTTAAATTTTGCTCGCTTAGTAACAACCAATCACCGAACCTATGAGCTTGACCTTGTGAATAACAACCAATTGCTTTTGTTGTCTTATTTATAATTCCATATCTACTAATTCCATCAGTATCCTCTACATATTCATGCTGAACTTCTCCTAGTAAATCATAATCTTGCCATGCAACTGTAGCTGTTGTATGCCTAGATTTTTGGGACGACCCACTGTAAGTAAAGATACCGTCAATAACATTAGAAGGATTCAAAAGATATTGACTATCCCCTGGACTATCTTGGTTAAGTACTAACGAGCCAGCACCGTAATAACTCATGCCTCTAAAAGCAGAAGAAAGATCATTAATCGCATCAAAGACTTCTGATCTTGAGTTCATATATAAATTCAAAGAAAACCGTGGTTCAGTTCCTCCTCTTCCATTAGGAACAAGTTCGTTGCAATACTTTGAAATCGTATAGAAATCCCACTTATCTAAAGAAGCTTCTGGAATGTTTGCCCCGTAGCGGCTGCTCGTCATCAAATCCCATAACGCCCAAGCTGGATCTGCACACCATGTAGCAGCACCGAAAGACCCGTTCCAGATGCCCGAATAAGTTACTCTTCCTGTACCCGAATCAACGGAGGCATTAGAAGGGAGTGATATTTTTAATCCTTTTACTAAATATCGTCTTTGAGGAATACCACTAAAATTTCTTGAATCAAACCTTAAATAACATAATGCTGAATTAGGGTATCTAAATTTATCATCAATAATTTCTGTATAACTTGCCCAATTGGTGGTCGTTTGATTCTTACTTGTTTGATTGTCTGCTGTAACTCTTAAGACCTTAACATCAACAGGGAAAGAACCTGATAGATTAATCATATAGTCACGCTGATATGCGTTACTACTTTTACCATTAAAATGACATTCTTGAACTGTATTAAATCCACCTCCGTTATATTGAAGTTGGATTCTTAAGTGAACAGAATTACCTACAATATCGCCGTCGTCTTCTATCTTTTGCAAACTCGGTAAGCTTAAAGTAACCCTCACTCTATCTGTTGTTGTGTCCGTTATCTGTCTTGTAAGTGAAGTCGCTTTTGTGACAGGAAGTCCAACATTTACTTCTCTTTGACTTCCTATTGATCGACTAATATAACTTTGTCCCTGTGTTCCTGTTTTAAAGTCAATAGAATAATTAGTAAAGTTAGCTATTCCACTGCTACTTGCAATAGGAGTTCCATCTAAATAAATACCTTTTTCATTGTTAATAACTCCTGAAGTGTCAACAATTCCTTCAATTGGACCTTCTGATATTAAATCAATAACTTCTACTCGTTGAAAACTTTGAAGCGTATCGTCTGCTTCTGTTGGAGTATGAGTTCTTCCACCGCCGCCGCCGCCGCCGCCTTTTCTACCTCCACCAGAGCCACGTATTCCAGTTCCAAGACCTGAATTATGGACTCTTATATTTTCAGCAATAAACGTATGTTGATTTTCAACAGTTAAGTTATAAACAGTCTCTAATCCTATTTTCTTCTTTGATAAAAATGGAACTAAATGATTATTTTGATTGACAACACAATCATCCTTTTCAAGGGTTCCAACGCAAACAAAAGCATTGAATTGATTTAAAACCCAATGATTTGGTGTCGCTATAAAAGAATCACCACCCCAAAATTTATAGTCCCAAATCTCTTCTCCTTCATGTCGATGAACCTTTGAAACTTTCGCTTCATGTACTTTTCCTTGGTCGTCAAAACTAAGGACGACATCACCTTCCTTAATTTCATTAATAGGTTTGTAACCATTAGGGATAGAAACCCGTGTGCTTCCTGAAAAGCATCCACCACCAGAGCCAGCAATAAAAGGTTTACTCATGCGTCAAATGTATCAAGACCAGCACTTAAAACAGCACTTCCAACAAAACATTTTCCATAAACAATCGGAACTGGTCCACCTTGTGATGTCGTTTGTTCAATTCCACTAAATGAATAACTTTTTAATTTCCTACTATCTGGAGGTTCTTTTGGTACGGGTGTCAGCATTTCAGCTATACCACCTAAAACTAAAGCTATACCAATGTTTCCTGCTACCGCAGCTAACGAAAAAACACCAGTTGTTGATCCAAATCCCATTGCACCACCTGCCATGAAACCTGCACCACCTGATGCAATACCTATACCAATTAACGCTATTCCTCCAATAATTCGACCCCATCTTCCACCTGATCCAGCAAGAACAGGTGTAATATGAAAAACTTCTTTTTCACTCCAAGGGTATAAAAGATTTTCAATATTATCTTCTCCTACTTCATTTTCTCCTAGCAAAACCTTGTAAGCAATCCCATCATCACCACTATCAATAAACCATTTATCAAGTCCAGCAAAATTTGCACATAAAGCTTTTATTGCCTCAGCAGCATTAAAGACATCAAGTTCAAAGGTTCCTTCACCTCCTAATCGTTCCTTTAAAGCCCCGTAAACCTTAACGACTTTCATGCCTTAATACCTTTGCCGTCATCTTATGATAATAGCCTCCCCACTTATAAACATCACGACTTGATAAACGGTTGGTTACGTGGTGAAGAATTACATTTTCTCCTAAATAAATTGCTGCATGATTTGGAACGGGACTTTCTATATTCATCAAAATAATATCCCCGTATTGGATTCCTTCTAGTTGAATTTCTCTCATCCCTTCTTTTTCAAAATTATCAAGGTAAAGATTTTCTCCTTTATGCCACCAATCATCTTGTCTGTTGTATTCACTCATCTCAATACCTAATTCACCTTTATACCAGTCTTTCCAAAGGGTATAACAGTCAACGATCCCATGCGCCCATTGGCGGCCTACATAAGGAAGTTTGAATCCTGACGGTTCATAATATCCCCATTTTTCAGTGCTTGGATTAACAATAAACCAAGGTAAATTGCTCCTTTCACATGCAACTTTATCTGCTTCGCTAGGGTTTTGATTTGTTGTTGGGTGTGAATGAATAACCCCTACAATCTCACCTTGGTTTTCACATTTTAAATAATCAGAAGGATCAAGACAAAAATGCAGTTCGGGTTCTTCTGCTTGGTTCTTGCAACGAAAATATCTTTCTCGACCTTTTACTATATGAACAAGCCCAACACTTTCTCTAGGTGTATCCTCCTTAGCGTGATCTAAAGCCTGTTTCTTTACTTCCTCACTGATCTTCATCTGATTTTTCCAGCACTAGGGAACGATCCAAAAGGTAATTCTCCGTTCGTCCCAAACCGAAGTTTGCAACTTGATAATTTCTTTCCACAACGATCTGTAGCAAGTGTACCCGTCGAGTTATCGTCCACATCCCAATAATTACTGCCTGTATAACTGCACTCAGAACTGCGATAGGCCCATTGGCATACATTGGCTATTAATTGCCTTCTAGGAACATATTGCCCTGCTAGATCAAATTTAGAAGCCAATTCAAACTTAACAATCTCCCTGTTTTCAACATCTTTTCGATCTATATACCAGATTTCGACAGGCCATTGAGCATTAGCATCAGCAGCACTTTCACCATCCAAGAATTTCTTCAACGTCCGTATGCGTCTTACTTCTGCACCCGTTAAATCGTTATAAGGGGTAGTACCATTAACATCAAGCATTAAAGCTGTAATCAGTCCATCTGTATTTGCAACTGTAAGAGTAGGTCTAGGTAATGAACCAGTGGAAGTTTGCTCAAAGCCTTCAGCTTTTATAGCAAAACTACTATATAAATTACCGTCCCAAGTTATCCCGCCTGTGATCCCTTCATTACAACCATTATGCCAACGAGTAATATTTGAACTTCCATGCAAATCATTATTAAGTCGTAGCTCAAAAAGTTCAATAATTGCACTAGGAGCAAGAACAGATAAATCAGCATAAACACTACTGACTGCCTTCCATGTAACTGTCCCATCTACAACCTCAACCCCTATATCTGTAGGCCAAATAGGTTCAGATGATCCAGTTGTTCCAGCAGTTATACATTTAAAAAATAATCCCGTGACCTGATCTGTAGCTGCTTTCCTAATCGTTCCGGCATTAATAAGACCTGATGCTGTCCACGTTGCAACTGCCATAACTTAAGGCTCCGCTACTTCTTCAAATGTTGCAGAAATCGTAGCTCTATTTAAGTATGGAATTGATTTAGACCATTTTTGACAAATAAATTTAGAAGAACTACTTTCTCCTGGTGGAGTCCAATTAAAAGCTTCGATTCCTTTTCTAGCTTCTAAAAAAGTAGAAATTGTATCTGCATCTGTCTCGCTGATATTTTTCCACGAAGGAGAATACATTTTTAAATCTTGATTAATTCCAAACACTGTTCTCATAACGTATCCGTCACCAAATTGAACTTGCCTTACATTAGGGCTACTTGATTTTCTAAGTCCATAGCTTGGAGTGATAGCAGGGAATGTTGCCATAATTTAAACTAATAAACCGCCTGGTCTTTTTTGACGTACCAGTTCAGCTTGAATTGCTGCTGCTAACATATTACCTAATTCTCTTCCTTGTTCCTCGTCTCCCTCAACAGAAGAACCAGAAGCATCTACGTTAACAATAATATTTGATCCTCCCATTTGATCATTAGGAACAATACTTCCATGACTACCTGGAACAAATAATTCTGGGCCTTTTTCTCCAACAATGTAAGGAGATCCCCCTGATACTGGCCCTCCTGCTGCTTTTCCGCTTATCCCTGCTGCCTTACCAAAACTAAGCCCTCCTGTGTTAGCACCTGAACCTGAGAAGAAACCACTGCCCATCTTCGATCCTAAACCTCCTGCCGAAAATCCACTAACAACAGGAGCAATAGGAGCAGGCATAAACATTTGCAATATTCCTTTCTGTAACTGAGCCGCAGCCATCCTTGCAGCCATATCTAAGAAATGATCTGCAATCCGACTAAACATATTCGCAAATGCTTGCTGAACACTCATTGTCCCGTTAATTATTCCTTTAAATGATTCACTGAACGATGAACCTATCTGTCTAGATAATTCAACAACTTGATATTGTGTATTGTTTAATTTTCTTAATTCTTTCTCAACGACTTCTACTTCTACGGCTATTGACTGTGCTTGTCTTTCTGCTGCTAAAGCTATCCCATCTCTTACCTCTCTTTCCTGTTCAAATAGCACTATAAGTTCTTTCTCTTTTTCTATTTGTGCCTCCAAATCCTTTTGCTGTTGCTCAACAAAACTACGGCTTTCGTAACTCATACCACCCCAATAACTTAAATTTTTTGCCGACTCCCTACTCTTTTCATTTTTCTGTTGTTCTTCAAATGCTTCTCTACTACGTTTTATTCTCTTTTCTACTAAAGCATTAATTGTTTCTTCTACACCTTGGGTTTGAAGCTTAATTCTATATCTTAGTTCTTCCTCTGTAGTCATATCTCCGCTATGTGCCTTAATTGCAGCTATAGCTGACTCAATATCTCTTGCACCTGCTGTAACCCCAAGCAATTGTGAATCTCCAAAAAATTCTGCAAATAAACCACCTTTCTTTCCTCCATATCGTTTAAATCCTTTTGCTATCTCTAAAGCTTCTTGCTTAGTTACCCCTAAAGTCTTTCCTAGTTTTGCTATTTGTCCTGCACTAAATTCTGCGTCAAGACCCATAAATCTTATCTCTTTGTTTAAATCTGCAACTGATTTTCTAAATGCAATAACTTCTCCTATTTTTTGTGCAGCAGCAGTCGCAACGATTGAACCAGCAAATCCAAATCCAGGGCTTAACGCACCACCCAAAGCACCACCAACTCCACCAGCAACAGCAGCACCAGGACTTTGACCAAACAATAGGGGGAAACCTCCACCAATCATTCCACTTTGCGCTGCTCCCTTCCATCTCCCTCCTATTCCACCAGGAGAAGCTGCCCATCCTTTTGAATTTGCCCCATTTCCAATTCCCCACCTTTGCATCCTGTTTAAAGGAGCAGGTTGAGGCCCATATTGATTAGCAGTAAAACCTGTAATAGTATTTGCATTTCTTCCTGGTGTTACTATTCCCATTTCTTGCCTATTCAACCCAATAGTCACTAGTTTTTCATTTGCCCGAAGATGCCTTCTAGCTATAAGCAATCTCTTTTTCTCAATAGCCTCAAGATTTCTGACTGCTTTTACAGTTGGTAAATTCTTAAATTCAGCGTCTAATCTAATTGCTTGTCTACTTGATCTAGAAAGAGAAGGACTCCAACCCGACTTGTACGGGCCATCCGCAATCATTCTTGCTTCTCTATGTTCAGCAGCCCTTTGGTTTATAGCTCTATTCCTCGTCCTTACTGATTCTTCTATTGATGTTCCTTGCTCTCTAACACCAAAGGCTCTGTTCTTTGGCCCAATTCGCCCTCTAGGACTTTGAATTTGAGCATTTAATCTCGCAGCAGCAGCAGAAGTTAATTCAAATTGAGTTTCTAAATTTTTATATTTACCAATAGCTAAAGCTGCTGAATTTGTTGCTCCTTGACCTACTTTCCCTAATCCATTTAGTAATCCAAATATTCCTTTTTTCGTTACGTTTAAAAGTTGATCTCCAAAAGCCATATAAGCAACAGCCATTGCTGCAACAGTGACAGGATGACCAGACGCAATTGCTGATAATTTTGTTAAACCTGCACTTAAGGCTCCTGTCTTTGCCGCCGCTACTTCAGTTGCTTTGTTAAATGGATTTAAACTAGCAACTGCACTTTTTATTCCACCAATTTGATTCTTCATCCAATTAGCACCCATACCTGCTCCCAGCACCCCCACGCCCATAGTCCTTACACCACCTTTAGTCGTAGTAAGTTGAGTTGCTAAACCTTTCCATCCTTTTGCACTTTTACTTAATTTATCTATTGACTTAGCTGCTACATCAGCTTCTTTTGCTATCTTTCCAAATCCTTTCTGTTCAATACGTCCTAAAGTTTTTTCAATACCTTCTAAGCTACGAGTAATACGATCAGTGGCACGTTTTATTGCCTGATCTTCTACTTTAAAAACTATAACTCGGGTATAGTCAGCAGCCACTCCTTCCTAACCCGATAAACTTCACCCTACTTTACCTTGTTTGTACCCGACTAGCAGTACCTTTTTGAACTTTATCTTTTTCTCGTTCATCTTCTTCATTCTTTAACGCAAAATAAGCTGACCATCCCATCAACTCTTCCATCGTTAAATCATTTGACAACTGAGATACCGTCATCCCTAACTCTTTAGCTAGAGAAAACATAAAATACCAAAGCTTATTAGCTTTTCAAGTCAGCCTGAACTTCTTCCACCTCCTTATCCGTACCAGAATTAAGCATTGCCAACTGTATTTCTTGCAAAACAGCAGCTTCAATTTCCCGTCTTAAAGCAGCTTTATCACCATCTTGAAATAACCTTTTACTATCTTTATCTAAAGCCTTTTGAATCATTAAAGCTAATGCAAAATCATTAGCATCATTTGTTCCTGCTTTTTTCTGAATTGATTCTCTTTCTGCAATTGTTAGTGGATTCCAGTATACAGTTAAGACAGTTTCACCATCTTTAACAACGTCATGTTGATATAACTGACTAACTCCAAATTTGTTGCGGAGAAGTTCAATGGCCTTAACCATAAGTTAGGATTCGATTAGTATTAATACTATACTAAGCGTTTGCAGAAAATTGGCAGGTTATTACAGCCATACAATGTGAATCGTTTTCAGTATCAAATATTCCTGGTCCTACGACATCTGTGGTTTTAGGCTTGCAACTATAAGTATCAATATAATCAGAAGCATTAACAGAGGTCATACCATCAATAACTGACTCACTAATGGCAGCTAATATTGATGTCCCTTTATTCTTAGGAACATAAACATTGCATTGAATTAAACCTGAATAATAGTCACTAGAAGCACCTTGGTTTTGCATTATTGCTTGACCAAAATTAACTCCTAAAATAATGTATTTCACTGTCTTGCCAGGAGTTGTATAAGCAATATTGTCATAAATCATTTTGACATTAGGATCAACATCCGTTACTGCATCGGTAATTGCTTTTTCAAAAGCGGCTCTAGCTTTTACAAGTGTCATTGTTTAAGAACCTTGAGTTTTCATATAGCCAGTTCTAGGTCTGAAATCTGGCTCATATTCTCTTCTTAGTCTAGCCGTTCCAATTCCTCCAAACACATTTCCACCGATACGAACATCTGTTTTCTTATCTGTCATTATTTCCTTTAATCTTTGATTTAAAGAAGCTGTTCCACCACCACCTCCTGAAATGTAATTCAATAATTTTGATTTAGGAGACATTGCAGCGTATGGAGCATATTTAACTGCACTACCAATATAAACCCTATCTTTTAATTTAAATTCTGGAACAGCATGACGTTGTTCAATAAGAGGTTCATAACCTGGAGATAAAACAGTTATTTTCTTCCCTCCTATTACTCTTGTTGTTTTTCTTATATTCTCCCACGCCGTTCCTTTTGGAGTTTCTGTTCTATTAATCGGTCTTTTATTTGCTTTCCAATTAGAAGCAAAAAAGCCTGTCAAAACAGGACTATAACCACCTTCATCAGCATCACTTGTTAAATCAGCAATAGTAGCTTGAATTAATAAATTAAAATCATCTTCAATTTCTGCATATAAATCTTGTTCAATCCTATTGGTCAGTTTACGAGGTAATTCTTTTTTACTTAACTCTGCTTGTAACTGTTTATAACTCTTCTTGGGCGTTTTTTTTCTAGCTTGTCTTTTGCCATTCCATCTCCTTTCTTTTTTCCTAGCCATCAGAATCTCACCTGAATTGTATGTAGATAAACCTGATCACCACCTTTTGTCTCTACATCAATAATCTGAGCAAGTCTATTTTGTCCTCCATAACTCAACGTAATCTCATCTTCAAATGTAGGTTGATGATTCCCAATCAGATCAGGTGTTATATGTAATTTTGCTCGTCTTATCTCTCTACCCTCATCTTCTTCTGCTCTTACAAATTCAACTGCAACCTTAATATCAGTATAAGTCGTAGTAGTAATCATTTGTTTACCAGCACCAACGTTATAACTACCTTTTGAATTAATAGAATAAGTAATCGTGGAATTTAGCTCTGATCCAATATCAGAAACAACCTGTTTAGCAATCGCTTTTAACGATATGTCTAATGCTCCTGCCATGATTAACCTCTAACAACTCGAACTTGATAACTTCCAGAACCACCAAGACAATAAGCACCTAAGTAATTCTGTAGCCAAGGATAAACGTCAAACACATTATTAATCGTTCCCACACCCTGACTACTCGTATTGTATTTCACCTCCATATCTCCTATTTTTACTTGTTCATAATTACCATCAGTTCCTTTATTGCCAGTGATCGCATCAGTTTCATTCGCTAATGCTTTTGCCAGTTCATATTGTGCGTATTTAATGCTTTGAGGGATCGCAGTACAAGCAAGTTCAACATCATCAACTTCATAATTATTTCTAGGCCATTTCAATGCCTGATCTTCATCACAACGATCACCATAAAAATTCAAACCATCAATCCATCTCGTAGCAGATATTAATGCTCGATTTTTTTGATCATCAGTTTTATCATCCCAAGTCGTTGAATCTGGGACAGTCTCAAAATAAGTGTTTGCTTCAGCTAAAGTCACATAGCTATTAGCTGTTGCAGACTTCAACGTGGCAACGATAGTTGCAGCCACAATCCTTAAAATACATTTCCTCTATATTGTAGCGTCATAAAAAACCCCCACCAAATAAATG